CTCCTTGCTGAGTCCACCGGTTCCCGTCGACAAATCCGCACCAACTCCAACGGAATAGTCGACCTCAAAAATCCTGTCGCCTTTAAGGTGCCGGATACATTGCCTCTCGAGTCAGGTCTTGCCACCTTCTTTGAGGCAATTCTTTCCTAACCCCCACGCCATTGAAAGGAAAAATCATGGCCGACTTCTCAGCTATTCTTGGTAAAAAGGCAACCGAGGTTGTTAAGCCCCCGGTGAAGCCAACCGGCACTTACATCGCCCAGATCGCGGGTCTGCCCAAGCAGGAAAACCCCACGGTCCAAGGCGAAGAACGTGTCGTCCTCTCCTTCCCGATCAAGCTTCTCTCCGCGCAGGGTGACGTGGACCCGGACAAGCTCTCCGCCCCCGGTATGGGCGAGATCCACTCCTGGGCCGCGTTCAAGAAGGACTTCTGGATCGATGACCCTCAGGGTGAGTACGCCCTGACCCAGTTCCTCATCCACACCCTTGACATCCCGCAGGAAGGAACCCTCGGGGAGATGGTCGCGCAAGCGGTGGGTAAGCAGCTCATCGCGGAGATCGTCCACAAGCCCTACATCTCCAAGCAGACCGGCGAACCCGAAATCGCCGCGAACCTTGGTAAGACCGCTAAGGCTTAATCTTCCAGACGGCTTCGGCCCAGGCGGGGGAAGAGCCCGCCACTTAAGGACTTTCCATGATCTCCGGCGAATTTTCCTCCCTTCCCCTTACAGACATACAGGTGGTTCGTCATGAACGCATCCGGCGGGAAACCACCACCGACTCAGTTTCATCACTTGCTGACAGCATTAGCCGACTTGGCCTGCTCCATCCTCTTGTGGTTACTCGCGATCGAGTTCTTGTTTCAGGCGAAACACGATTGGAAGCAGTTCGTTCTCTTGGCTGGACTCACGTTCCTGTACAATATGTGGACAGTCTTTCGCCTCAAGAACTCCTTGCGATAGAACTTGAAGAGAACGTCAAGCGCAAAGACCTTTCATGGCAGGAGCAGTGTGATGCAGTTAGACGTTTTCACGAACTCAAAACAGAGACAGAGCCCAAGTGGTCGATTGAAGCTACTGCTACTGACATCGGCCTGTCCCCAAATACAATTAGAAACTATCTCGCGGTGGCAAAAGAGCTTACCTCGGGCAATACCAAGGTTGCCGAAGCGAAAGAGTACTCCGTAGCTTTGGGCGTAACCAAACGCACCCAGGAACGCCGCGCGTCCGACGAGCTGTCCCTTCTCGACACCGTCACCGAGACCCCGGCCAAGCCCACCTCTCCCATCCTCACCACATCCTTTCTTGACTGGGTCGAGACCTATTCCGGCCCGCCCTTCAACCTCATCCACTGCGACTTCCCTTATGGAATCTCCGCAGACAAATTCAACCAAGGAGCGTCAGATGCTTACGGTGGCTACGAAGACTCCCCGGATATCTATTGGACCCTTGTTCAGTCTTTATGTGTCAACCGAGACCGTCTACTCGGAGAATCTGGACACGTTATCTTCTGGTTCTCGATGCGTTACTACCAAGAAACGCTGGACAAACTTCGTGAATATTTTTGGGTGGACCCTTACCCTCTCATCTGGTTCAAGTCAGACAACACAGGCACTCTTCCTGACCCTACTCGAGGACCAAGACGTGTTTACGAGGTTGCGTTCCTTCTATCCCACGGGGATCGGAAAATTATCTCCGCAGTTGCTAATACTTACGCCGCACCAGTATCGCGTGTCGCTGGACATATGAGTGAAAAAAGTGAAGAAATGCTCGGACATTTTTTCCGGATGTTTGTTGATAGCAATACACGTATGCTGGATCCTACTTGTGGCAGCGGCAGTGCTTTGCGTGCTGCCCGTCGCATGGGAGCTACCAGCGTTTTAGGCCTTGAGATCAATCCCGACTTCGCCGAGTCCGCCCGCATCGCATGGGAGAAAAGCAGTGTATAAGATGGTCTATCGAGACATCGCCGTGGTGGAATTTCCAGACGGCTTCACCATCGCAGTCAACGCGCCCCGCTGGTGGAAGGAAGTTTCCGAGGAATGCATTCGCCTGCGCCGGGGAGGTGAGGTCCGCGTCCACACCTTCAACCGCTTGCCCAACGGGGAAATCTACAAACTGGATTGCGTCCATGCCCGAGTATAAAATCGCCATCATAGGAGACTTCTTCGATGAGACCGAAGCCACATACCGAACTCCCTTCGTTGGACGAGGCGCGGATCAGCTTAGCAGTATCCTTGCTGACGCTGGTATCGAAAAATCGAAGTGCTATCTCGCGAACGTTTTTAACCTCCGACCAGACCGAGATGACGTTGACAGCCTTTGCACTACCAAAGCTTCGGGCCGTGGTATCCGTGGTCGAAGTGCCATATCGAGTGGGCGCTACCTCGATTCAGCCCACACTGGAGAACTTGATCGACTGCTTGCAGACCTTGAACGAGTCCGGCCCAACGTCACAGTCCTCCTCGGCAACATCGCTTGCTGGGCCCTGCTCGATCGACAGAACATCTCTAAAATTCGTGGAACAGTTACGGAGTCGGCCTTCATCCCAGGCCTCAAATGCCTCCCCACTTACGACCTTTCTGCAGTCACTCGACAATACGATCTTAGACATGTAACCGTCCTCGACTTCATCAAGGCCCGAGTGGAATCCTCCTTCCCCGAGATCCGAACACCCAAGGTGGAGGTCTGGCTTGAGCCCTCCTTAGACGACCTTGACACATTCAAGCGGGAGTACATCGACGATGCTTCCTTCCTCGCGTTCGACATCGAGACTGGACAAGATCAAATTACTTGCGTGGGTTTCAGCCCTTCTATTCACCATTCTATCGTGGTGCCTTTTGTGGACCCTCGTCGTGGCGGTGCTAACTTCTGGGCAACCCCACAGGAAGAAGCCCGCGCTTGGGCCTGGATCGCCGCCGTCCTTGACTCCCCCATTCCCAAGGTGGGGCAGAACGGCCTCTACGATATCCAGTGGCTATGGGCCCGGATGGGCATCCCAGTCCGCAACTACGCCCACGACACCATGCTCCTCCACCACGCCCTTTACCCCGAGGCTTCCAAGTCCCTCGACTTCCTAGGCTCAATCTACACCAACCACTCCGCGTGGAAAGCAGAACGAGCCAAGACATCCAAAGGCGCAAAGAAGGAAGAGTAAATGCTTCGGGCCCCGACACCACTTCAGCTTAACATATACAACTGGCTTCTCTCCCACGGCGGCTGGGTTGACCTAACCACCCTTGTCGAGCATCAGATCTCCGAGAAGGGTGCAGTCTACCGCGCCACCCACACCCTCATCGAGCGCGGCTGGGTTGAGAAGCGCAAGTCAAACCTCACCCCACTTTACCGGGCGGTGATCCTGTGAGAATCTGGCGCAGTTCCGATCCCAAACCCACCAACGTCACAGACTCCTTGTGGGTCTACAACGCCCTGGATACGATCGTCACCCATGAAGTCTTGCTTGCATTGCTTCCCCAGCTCAACGAAGTGACTGAGAAGACCTACCAGTTCTCCCTCGATCTCCAAGCGCCCCTTCTGGAGATGATGCTCCGCGGTGTCCGCGTGGACAAAGCCAAGCGCAACGAGGTCGCCGCCATCCTTGAGTCAAAGCTTTCCTTCCTCAATTCATCCTTGCAGGAGATCCTCTCAGATGGACTCGGAATCACCAATCTTAATCCTGCCTCCCCAGCCCAACTTAAAGATCTATTTTACACCACCCTCGGTATCCCTCCTGTCCGACAACGAGGTGCTATCACCACCAACCGCAAAGCTCTTGAGCGGATCGTCGGATACTTCCAAGCCGAAACCATCGCCCGACATATCCTCGCCATCCGAGACTGTGCCAAGCAGCTCTCCGTCCTCCGCACAGGCATCGATGCGGACGGTAGAATTAGAACATCTTACAAAATTGCGGGCACGGAAACCGGCCGACTGGCTTCATCAGGTTCCGCTTTTTGGACCGGCACCAACCTCCAAAACATCACTGGAGAACTCCGTTACATCTTCGTCGCGGACCCCGGATATAAACTTGCTTACATCGATCTCGAACAGGCTGAGTCCCGGGCCGTGGGCGGCATCATCTGGAACCTCTTTCAAGACGCCCGCTATCTCGACGCCTGTGAGAGCGGCGACCTTCATACAACTGTCTGCCGTATGTGTTGGCCAGACCTCGGATGGAGTGGCGTTCTTGCAGAGGATAAGCGGCTTGCCAAACAACCCTTTTACCGCCACTTTGATTACCGAGACATTGCCAAACGACTGGGTCACGCTACTAATTACTTTGGAAAACCCCCTCACATTGCGAAGGAGACTCATATACCTCAAGCGGTCGTCCAAGCCTTCCAAGACAAATACATTCCTCAATTTGGACTTGCCGAGTGGCACCGTTGGGTCGCACAAAAGCTCAACCGCGACGGGTGGATTACCACTTTCATGGGAAGGTTTCGCTGGTTTTTCGGCAGGCGCTGGGACCAAGAAACTCTTCGCTCGGCTATCGCGTATGAGCCACAGAGCGCCGTGGCAGACATTCTTAATCGAGGGCTTCAGCGTGTCTATCATGCGAGTCGAGATGGACTCCCGGTTCAACTTCTACTACAAGTACACGACGCCATTGTGTTCCAATACCCTGAGTCATTGGAGAATGAGATCGTTCCAGAAGTTATGAGACTGCTCTCCGAGCCCGTCCCCCTTCTCCACGGCCGTCAACTCTCCATCCCCACTGAAGCCTTTGTCGGGTGGAATTGGGCTTACGCTCGGAACAGCAAGAAAGAGGTTATAAACCCAGATGGTCTCGAGCCCTTCACCGGAAACGACACCCGGACCCGCAGCCCGCAAGCTTCCCTTTTGGATCGACGGGTTTCTGAACCTGACCGATGGTATACAATCTCCGCTCCTATTTCGTAAGTGGGCAGCGATAGCCACCATCGCCGCCGCTCTTGAGCGGAAGGTCTACGTGCGAGCATTCAAACGAGTGCTGTACCCTAACCTATACATCCTTTTAACCGGAGGTCCAGGCGTTGGAAAGACTGAGTCCCTGCGAGAGGTCCACCGGATGTGGGATCAATTGCCCGACATTCACACGGCTCCTAGCTCTGTCAGTCGAGCTTCGCTCATTGATGAACTCAATGCTGCTAGCCGAGTTGTCTTCCGCCCCT